GCAGATTTAATTCCTGAAATACCTGAGATACCAGATATAAAAGGTATAATTGGTAGCTTACCAATTCCTCAGTTTAGAAAACCAGAACCTGTTAAAGTTGAAAAACCACCATTACCAAGAAAATTAAAAAAACAAACTCTTACAAAAATACCAAAGATTCCTGAGGTACCAAAATTACCAAACATACCCGAGATACCAGATGTAGCTGGTGCAGTTCAAGGAGCAGTTGGTGGTGTAACATCTGCAGTTGGTAATGTAACATCTGCGGTTGGAAACGCAGCATCTGCAGTTGGTAATGTAACAAACAACTTACCAAATATATAATGTCTTGGCAATCATTCAAAGATGAAATGAAAATAGTCATGGATGCTCCACAAACTATTGGGAGTATTGAAGATTTTGCAAAAACATTTGCGAATGCCTATGATAATGCGGTAAAACAAGGTGGTGATATAATAAACAGAGTTGCAATTAAAAGAGGAAATAAAGACTTACTAGAAACTTTTGCAATAATCGCTTTGTTTAAAGGAGTAACTACTCCAACCGATGATTTTAATCTATTAAATGAACTTGGAAAGGCAGTAGAGATATATTGGTCTAATGCACAACTAAATGAAATACCTGTTCCTATATTCCCAGCTCCTGGCTCTACTTCAAATATATCAGTACAACAAAACCTAGTAACATCAGCTGGTAATTGGCCTGAATTACCCGCAGTAATACCTACAACAAAAACAGAAACATTTTTAAATGTTTTTATTCTAGCGGCAACACTTCATTTATTAAGTGTATCTGGTGTTGCAAGAACTACTTCATTATACCCACCAACAGGACAACCATCTCCTGGATTTGTTAATTGGAGTATATATCTATTAAAACCACCAACTTTGTTTAAATTACCAGAATTAGAAGGTACTTATTTAATTTCACAAGATTCTATTTTAGATGTTTGTAAAACAGAAAATAAAGTTGAGGGAAATACATTTCCACCTAAAGCATCATTAGGTAATATAAAGGCAATAGATGTTTCATCTTATGATGGAACATTAAATGACAACAACTTTTATCTTAGTGATGGTAAGGGTTATAGAGAGTTTAGGTGGGTAAGTTATCCACGAGTAGCCGTACCAAACTCACTAGAAGTTCAATCTTGTCCAACCTCTTAACGAGAAAAATAACATTTTTATATTTATATTAAATCGTCAAAACAAATAAAATGAATACTGACAAATTAGTAAAAGCAATTCAAATTATTGTAGAAGAAGAAGTAACACGCCGAGTACCCAATTTGGTTAAAGAGGGTGTTAAGAAAGAAATGACTAAACTCTTAAAAGAAAATAAACAATTAAGAGAAGCACTAAAACCTCAAAAACAACCACAAGTTCAAAAAACTTTTATGGATGTAGATGAGCCTGTTACTGAAAACAATACAACAAAAAATTTATCTAAGAACCCAATTTTAAATGAAGTTTTAAATCAAACTGTTGGTTTTAACTCATCTAATATACAAGGTGGTGGTGTTGATGCTTTGAGGAATCAAATGGCTCAACAAATGGGATATGGTGATATGAACACAGGCCCAAATCCAAACGGTATTGGTATTGATACTGGTAACGAGGTTGTAAACAAAGCATTAAACCGAGATTACTCTCAGTTAATGAAGGCTATGGATAAAAAGAAAGGTCCTTTTAGACCAGGAATGTAATAAGATATGGCAGTAGTTTTAGGTTCTAAACCCGTACAAGATTTAGAAGAATTTGAAGATTATGGAATAGGCATAACATTACCATTACAAATAGGTGATGTTGCGTTTCAACAATCTTTTAAAACTATTGACCAAGTCAAAACAAATATAAAGTCATTACTTTTAACTAAACAACAAGAAAGAGTAATGCAACCTTTTTTAGGAAGTGGTTTAGGTGCATTAGTTTTTGATTTTAATGATGATGAACTTGCAACAAAAATAGAGGATACGATAAATGAATCTATCCAAAGATGGTTACCTTTTGTTAATGTTGATAACATTGATATAGAACAAACTGATGTGTTGAAAGACCAAAACAGAGTAAATGTTTCATTACGCTTTACAGTTGGAGATTCGGCAAACTTAGAAACAGTAACTTTTACAGTATAATAAATGGCAACTAATAATACAATAAATAAAAACTTTAAAAACAAGGGTAAGGATATAAAATACCTTAATAAGGATTTTACATCTTTTAGACAAAACCTTATTGAGTATGCCAAAACATACTTTCCAAAAACTTATTCTGATTTCAATGAGACATCACCTGGTATGATGTTTATAGAAATGGCATCTTATTTAGGAGATGTTCTTTCGTATTACATTGATGATACCTTTAAAGAATCTTTACTTCCTTATGCAGAGGATAAAAGAAGTGTTCTTGCTCTTTCACAATTTTTAGGATATAAACCAAAGGTTAGCTCACCATCAGTAACAACACTATCGGTTTATCAATTAGTTCCTTCTATTGGAACTGGTGGAAATAATAAACCAGATGATACATTCTATCTTAGAATACAAGAAGGCATGACGGTTGAATCTACATACAATGGTACTGAGTTTAGAGTAATAGAAGAACTTGATTTTAATGACCCACTTGATAGAGAAATAACAGTATATGAAAGAGATACTGATAGTGGAGAACCTAATTTTTATTTGGTAAAAAAAGAAGTACAAGCAATTGCATCTACACTAAATGAAAAACAAGTATCATTTGGAAATTATGAATCATTTCAACAAATAGATTTAACTGAAACAAATGTAGTACAGATTTTAGATGTAAGAGATTCAAACGGAAATAAGTATTATGAAGTTCCTTATCTTGCACAAGAAATGGTATTTGTGGATAGTCCAAATACAGAAGATAATGACCCTGATTTATTTCAATTTAGAGATACGGTATCTAGAGTTTTAAAAACTTTAAAAACTCCAAGAAGATTTACTTTACGAGTAAATGAAGATAACACCACAACTATTCAGTTTGGAGCTGGAGATTCAACTGCAAATGATGAGTTATTAATTCCTAACTTAAAAAATGTAGGATTGGGATTACCAAATTCAATTAATAGATTAGAAGAATCTTTTGACCCAACAAACTTTTTAAAAACTAAAACCTATGGAACTTCTCCAGCAAATACAACAATTACTGTAAAGTATTTAACTGGTGGTGGAACTGAATCAAATGTACCCAAAGGAACTGTAACAAGAATTACAGGAGTTGCGTATAATGAAGATTTAAATCAGTTCACACCAACCCAAAGAGGTGTATATAATACTGTTAAAAATTCACTAGCAGTTGATAATGAAATACCCGCAGTTGGAGGTAGAGGAAGTGAAACAATAGATGAAATTAGAGAAAACGCTCTTGCAAATTTTGGTTCTCAAAATAGAGCAGTAACCGCAAAGGATTATCAAGTAAGAGCTATTTCAATGCCAACTCGATATGGTTCGGTTGCTAAAGCGTATGCAAGTGCAGATGGAAAACTAGATAACAACTCTCCATCATCTATTCTTTCATCACCAAGTGCATTACAAGAGTTTACTGATTTGGTAATGGATTTTGTAAATAAACCAGAAAACGAAGAACCAAATCGAGAAGTAGTTTCGGATGAAGTTAGAAACTTTTTAATTGGTAAACAAGATAATGTAAGTGAAAAGAATAATCCTTTTGCTATAAACTTGTATTTACTTGGTTATGATTCAGAAAATCATTTAACAACACTCAATAGAGCAGTAAAAGAAAACCTAAAAAGATACCTTAGTGAATATAGGTTATTGACAGATGGTGTAAATATAATTGATGGTTTTATTGTAAACATAGGTGTTGATTTTGAAGTTATAGTATTTGAAAACTATAACAAAAGTGAAGTAGTTACAAGTTGTATAAATGAATTACAAACTTATTTTAGTATTGAAAATTGGACATTCAATCAAACAATTAATATAAGTGAAATTGAATTGATACTTGGTAATGTAGAAGGAGTTTCATCTGTTCCAAAGGTAGATGTGATAAATAAATGTAATGGTCAATACTCATCAAATTCATATAACATAACGGCAGCAACAAAAGATAAAATTATTTATCCATCACTTGACCCATGTGTTTTTGAAGTTAAGTTTCCTAATTCTGATATAAAAGGAAGAGCAAGATAATGGCATACTATTTTTTAACAGCATCAAAAGATGCATCGGTGTACTTACAACAACCAAACCAAAATACAGGTTTAGATGAAGTACTTGAAGTAAATAAAGTTTACTATGGTACTATCAAAGATACTGCTCGTGCTTTACTTCAATTTGATTTATCACCACTTTCACAATCAATCCAAAATGGTAACATAACACTAACAAACGCGGAATTGATACTTAGAGAAACTGAAAGTGAAGAAATTCCATTAGAATATACTATCTATGGTTATCCAATATATTCATCTTGGGAAATGGGTCCTGGTAAAAGATTTGATGAAATAACATCTCAAGGAGCAACTTGGAATTACTCTGAGGGAGATAGTCAAGTTGATTGGTTGGATACAATTTTAGTACCTGGTATAGATGCAAATCCTAATAGTGGAGCTGGTGGTGTTTGGTACACAAGTGTAACCGCATCACAAGAGTACAACTACAAAACAGCTGATTTACAAATGGATGTAAAAAACATTGTAAATAGTTGGTTAAGTGGTTCTATTACAAATAATGGTATTATTTTAAAATACTCAAATACATTTGAGAATGATACTAACGATTATGGTATTCTTAAATTTTTTAGTAAAGAAACTCATACAATATATCAACCTAAATTATCTGTATCGTGGGATGACCAATCAATAGTTACAGGTTCATTATCTGAATTAGATATATCAAACGAAATAGTAATTAGAGTTAAAAATTTCAAAAAAGAATACAGAAAAGGTAAGAAAAGTAAAATTAGAATAGTTGGAAGAGAGGCTTATCCTGTAAAAACTTTTTCATCATCTTTTGCATATTCAACAATAAAATACCTTCCATTAAATACATACTATCAAATTAGGGATTATGAATCTAATGATATAATTGTTCCATTTGGTGAGTACTCTAAAGTAAGTTGTGATTCGAGTGGTAACTATATAAACATTGACTTTACAAATTGGGAAAGTAATAGAAGTTACAAAATAGAATTTAGAATCAATGATAATGGAACAGAGTTGTATTTTGATGATGATATAACTTTTAATGTTATTGATTAATGGCTGATTCAGGATTAAAAAATAAAAGTTTATTAAAACGAATAACAGAACTTGGTTCTACTGCACTAAAAGGAAGAAATCCTTTTGGTGTTAATGTATTTAGTGGCTCTATTGAAGATGATGGAGTAGTATCTGGAAAACTAACTAAAACAAAATACAATGAAAATGAGTTAGTTAAATCGGTTGATACTAATATATTTGAATTATTAGCACCCGATTTACCACCAGAGCCAGATGTTGTTCCAAGGCCAATCTACAACGAAGCAACACAATCTATTTTAGATTTGGAAGATGAAGTTGAAAGATTAAATGTAACAGCATCAAATTTAAGAGCACTTGTATCAGATTTGAGAATTGTTTCTCAATCACTAAGAATAGAACTTGATAGTAAAGAACTAATTGTAGCGGCAACAGAAAATCAATCACAACAATCTATTTTACAAACAACATCAATAATAGGAGATTTACAAAACTCTATTCAAAAAGCAACATCTGAAGTTATACAACGAACTTCATTAACAGCAAGAAATGAAACTTTAAAAGCAGAAGTAGATAGATTGATTGACCGCTTAGAAGGTAAGGATGCGAAGAAAACAGAAGGTTATGAAGTCTCTGAAACTTTCGCAGTTAAAGTTCTTAAAACGGGTAAAGAAGGAATTGGAGACCTTGTATTTAATTCAAGAGTAAACCAAGATGGCGATGGTACATGGATAAATGGACCAGATATACTAGTAAATAATTTTACTGAAAATACAATAACAGTTACATTTAAAATCGAAGGTTCTGTTGATAGGGCATTTAATCCACCAAGTGATGTTACCATAGCACCAAAA